CTCATTCATCATCTGACCTCAGTACATATCCCACCATCACTCCGACAAGGAATGCGAACAGGATAATCATTCCCTCTACCATGGTTTGTATTCTCCGAATCGCTCTTCTATCCGCTTCTGCTTGCGGAATTCCTTTTCTTTGATGCGGTATTCGTTATACTCCTTACATTTGCCGTGACAATCAATCGTGCGCTTCTTACAGTCCTTACATGGAGCGGTATATTTCACTCCGAGGCATGGTCTGCTCATCTTCCTGTACTTCCTACTCCACCGTTGCGCTCTGTGGTGACTTCATCCTCTTCAGCAAGGAAGAACTGCTTGAAAATGCCCTGCATATACTTGTCACCTTTTTCAATGGTCACTGGTTCATCGGAATTGTTCATGATGAATGCGCTGATAGGAAGCGTGTAATCAGCATCAATGATCCCAACAGCATTGGTCAGCACCAGTCCTTTTTTACCGAGCGAGGAACGAATGTACAGTTCCAGCACGTATCCAGGTTTCATTTCCACCGTCACTTCAGATGAGAAACTGACCATCCAGTGCGGAGGAATGGTTACCGTCTTCGGAGAGCGGAAATCATATCCGGCAGACTCCTTTGTGCTTCTTTTCGGTTTTAACTCTTCTGTAGAAATGAATCTTGCTACTGTTCCTCTTTTCATTCATCTTCTCCTTTCGTTTCATTTATGGCTAAACCTATTGCGTACGGAATTGTAGTTGTGACAGAATTTCCAGCTTGGTGATACAACTGGCTGTCCGTATTTACAAACTCCGCTTTTTCAAACTCTTCATCACTGAATGCTTGCAAGCGGAAGCATTCTTTTGGGGTAAGTTTGCGTATCGCAATCATGCAATCACGCTTCGGATAATAAATTGTGTCTATATCTTCCACTGCATCATCTCCACTCACGGCAACACCGTGCCTGTCTATCGATGTCAGAGTGAACATGTCCTCACCGTCTTCTTTAAACCGTCTGCCATTCTGCCTCTTGACTGGTCGATCTGGTGTAAGGACCGGTATTGCGATTCCTTGAGCGCACTGTGTATCTAATGTCTGCGCTAATTTCTTGCCCACTCTACCTCTCCTTGTCTTGGATTCCAGGAAGGACAGATTGATACTGTCCTCCCATGTCTCCGCTATCTCATATCCTTCTTTCATTGCCGATTTTATATATATATATATATGTTTCGGCTTATTCAGTTCGTTCATATATAGGTATTGCTATCTTGCTGCCTTCGCCTTTGTTAGTGGTCAATGTCGGTCCCATACCTTCCGAGAAATATATCTGACCATTCATACCTCTACCGCTTGGATTGCAGTTCCCCACTATCATCAATGACGATTCCAACGGCAGTTCCTTCTTTTTTCCATCGGCTGACACCATCGTCATATCTGCGAGAGAGACAGTTTGCGATTGTGGATTCCTGTCCACCAACGTTGTAGTCAATTCCGAACATTCGGATTGCGCTTCTCTCTCTCTCTCTCTCTCGATACGATTATTCGTTATTTCGCTGTCAGGGATATTCCACTGGAACATAGGGGTTATGCCCACCCCACCTTCCAGTGTCAAGGCATTCAACAATGCCGGATGGATCATACGTTTCGTTGTATCTTCTGAGATTATTAGAGTGAGCAATCCACTTTATTGGAACACTATTCTTTCCATCTGCTCCTTTGAGAGGAAATATTTCTTTGGGACCGTATCTTCTAAGATGTCCGACAGTGTACACTCGTTCTCTGTTCTGCGGTACTCCCCAGTCTTTGCTGTTGAAAAGACTCCATTCCGCATCGTACCCCAGTTCATCCATTTCAGTGAGAATTGCGAGGAAATCTTTTCCTCCGTTACTTGAAAGCATCCCTTTAACATTCTCGTAGATAAGCCATTGGGGTCTGTCTTCTTCATCGATTTCCCTGATAATCCTAAATACTTCTCTAACGAGGGATGATCTATCTCCGTCCAAGCCTTTTCGTTGTCCGGCAACTGAGAAGTCTTGGCAGTTATGACATCCCCCAAGGTTAACTGTATAACTCTCATCTTCTTCTACCTCTAAGTTGTAAACTGGAAGTGTTATGCGGATTTTTTCCATTTTCTTAAACGGCATCCACATTTCACCATCAACATAATGTCCTTTGTCTTGCTTCTGCGGTTCTTTTCCGAATGCAAGTTGATATGTACTTCTTTGATTGACTGTTCGACCTTCTATAACGCATGTGTTAGGTCGGCTTGTTTCATAAACAGCAAATGATGTTCCGTATACTTTAATCACGCACTGTGCAAGCTGCAGAATCAGTTCTCTGCTCGTTGACGATGCTTTAAACTTTCCGTTCGTGAAGCATCCATCTCCGCTCATATATCCGTCTATGAATTCTTCAAGCAAATCTGCCGGAAGATCCATAACAAACCCTGGAATCCGTTTTTCATGAGCGTGTTGTCCGCAATGTTTGCACAATTCAAACATCCTCTTGTTTGTCGTGATGTACTTTGAACATGAACCATCTTCTGATTTATGCCATTTAATGCCGTCAAGATGTTTCTCAAATTCTTTTTCTTTTCCGCACCCAACGCACCATACAACCCTTTTGGTGTTACTCGGTCTGTCCTTGCGTTTGTAATTTTGTTTATATCCATCCGCAACATATCTTCCGAGCAGCCACGCTTCTTCAGCCGTCAAATCCATTGTGTTTCTCTGCTCTGTGTTGTGAGGAAATATCACATATTCATGTCCGCTAAATTGATTGATTGGTTTCCATATAGGATCTGACCATCCATCTTTCAGCCTGTACCTAACATAGAATCTATGATTTCCTGTGACCATAAACTTGTATGATCCTTGAATCTTTACTGCATAGATATCATCCGAGAGATGTTTCATTGTGGAAGTCACTTTTCTGAATCTGCTTTTGTGAGTCAAAACCATGTCACCAATGCGTACATCCTCAATTGGCTTCATGCCTTCCGCTGTTGTGACGAGCGCACCACCTACGAAGCACGGCGCTCCGAAGCACCATATGTCGGCTCTAGGAACATTCCGAGCGTTAACTGCTCGTATGTCTTTTTCGTACCATTCGCCATTTCTGTATTCCTCTTTCAGTATTTCCTTCTGTCTTTTCTTGAGAGGAAGCGTAGCCAGGTACTCCCTCTGCTCATCAGTGATGAGGTACATAGATGTATAAGAGGCCACTGCATAGTTGTCATATTCACAGAATCCTATGCATTCGTGTCCGGCAGCCTCCATTCCAGTTCTGAAACCACCAATTCCGGCAAAAAGGTCTAGAAACTTCATGCCATCACCCCTCATATCCGCATATCCGCAGTTCATTCAGTGCCTGTTCCTCAGTGACAGAAGGCAGATTGTTGTTATATGCAAGTCTCTTGCAGAGTTCCTCAAGGGAGATTGCCTTGTTGCAATAGAGGTTGAATGCTTCCCTGTCTCTGTAACAACCGTCTTTTATGAATGCGATTCTGTCATGCGGATACCTTGCCATTCTATTCATTACCTGTGCGTTCATTTGACACCTCAGAACGGAAGGTCTTCATCGTTGATTTCAATGCCGTTTGCCCATGACGGATTACTTTCCTGTTTAGGTTCTTCCTGTTTAGGTTCTTCCTGTTTAGGTTCTTCCTGTTTCGGATGATCCTGTCTCTTGTTTTCAAGAATCTGTACGGAGTCAGCTACCACTTCTGTGACATACACTGTTCTTCCATCACGTTCGTATGTCCGTGTCTGAAGTCTTCCATCAACACCTATACGCATTCCCTTCTCACAATACGTTCCGAGGAAGTCTGCTGCCTGTCTCCATGCAACACAGTTGATGAAGTCCGCTCCATCTTCCTTTTTGAATCTGTCTACCGCAACAGTGAAACTTGATACAGACAGTCCACTGTTTGTTTTCGATACTTTGACTTCATTGGTGGTTCTGCCAACCAGTACAACCCTATTTATGCTCATCCTTGTCTCCTATCATCAAATATCCTGTGTATGTCAGCGCAGCCTTGGAAATCGATCCTGTCAATATCTCCGCTTTGTACTGCGCTTGTATGTTCTTGTAGTCACGCAGAAACCGTGGCTTTTCGTAGTTCATGACATCATTTGTCTGCATGTCAGCAAGCCGGATGATGTCATCGATACTCAGCATTCTTCGTGTTCCCTCAGACAACTGCATGTACCGTTCCTTTACCTCGGAAGGATTTCTTGTTCCAAGGTGTGACCACAGCCTTCTGCCTTCGTTGAATGCTTCCTCTCCATCCATCAGACGGATGCCTGTCAGTTCAAGCATCTCTTCACGAATCTGTCCGATTGTCGGTGCGAAGCCTGATGTGTTGTTATAACAGAGTTTCTTAACCGCTGCCTGTACCAGTCTTGCATCCTCTTCCTTAAACGCATCATGCCATATCGCAACGTACATATTTGCTTCTTCATCCGTCTTGAGATGGTCAAAGGAATGCGGATACTGTATTTTCAGATAGCGAAGAATCCGTGTAATTTCTTCCTTTGTCAAAATACGCTCTGTCCTTTCTTCTGTACTGCTTTCTGATTCAGATACTTCTCAAAGTGAGATGGTCTGAACAGTGTTTCTGTGTTGAGATACTTCTCATACTCTGTGCCAACCCACTCAACGCACTTCTTATCTATGACATCCTTGCAGTCCTGGACGGTGAATCCGTCATTCAGTCTTGCTCTGATATTCTTTCTAGAAGATTCAGAATGCCTGTAGTTAGATCCTGTCCTCATATTGAGATAGTCAATTACTTCATCAGCTTGAGGATTCAAGTCGGATTCATCCGACCTATTTATATTTGGATTCGGATTCGTATTCGGATTTCGAATTGTATTGGATTGGATTACGGCAACATCTGCTTGCATCTGATTGCAAATGATTTCAGATGATTTCACATCTCCGTTTGGAACAGGATATTTGCTCTTTTTGGCACGGATTGTCTGATGATGTTCCCACGTTGGCAGATACATGTACGGTTTGTTATCAACCTCATACATGCACACAAGTCCGACCTCAACCAGTTTCTGCATTGCCTTTGATACCTGTTCCATGGTGAGTGATTCCTTGAGAGGAAACAGCCTGTTCTTAATGACGGCTGTCCTCCCATCGAATCTTCCGTAGTCATCACAACTGACCATCAGTCTGTAAAACAGAACTTCCTCAAACCAGTCCAGTTTGTCGATGGAGTCACTTGTGCAGACACTTTCTTTAATTATTCTGTTCGGCATCACTTTCCCTCTGTTTCCTCCTGTTAAAACAGATACCGCCTATTTTCTGATACGCAGTTCTTGCGCTGAGTGGGTCACCATCAACGAAGTACTTTTCCACTGCAATGTAGATTGCATCGTAAACTTCGTCATAGCCGAATCTGTTGTAATAACTCCACATGATTTTCCTGTTACTTTCGTTAGGCTCAAATCCTGTGATGGATATCCAGTGGTCTATCAAGTCATCAACAAGCAACGTGTCAGCCTCTTCCATTTCGTGCTTCCACTGCATCATCATTCTTGCCTGTTCTTGTCTTTCAGCCATGCGATCCAGTTCTGCACGTTGTTTCATGACGGCTGATGTATCATCAAGTTTCTTCTTTTCCTTGCCACGATTGCAGTCAAAGCATGATGTAACAAGATTCATCAGTTCATTTCCACCGCCTTCAGAAACAGGAACGATGTGGTCTACTTCAAGCACCACTTCAGGTGCTTTCCTTCCGCAGTACTGACATGTGAAGCGGTCTCTCTTGAAAACCTCAAATCTGATAGCCTTTGTTAATGGTTTTCTCTTAGCCATAGAGCGAATACCTCACTACTCTTACCTTTCCACCGAATTTCTTGCGGACTGTGATCCATTCCTTTTTGATTTTGTGTCCGTCTGCCTTCAAATCGGCAATTCTTGCAGCCAGCCGTGTGCATCCGATGCTGTTCGTGGCTTGCAACTGCGTGATACCTCCGTTTGATTTCATGTATTTAAGAATTTCTTCCTTCTGACTCATACAACACTTCCTTCCAGTAGTCTGTATCGATACCTACTGCTTCGGCACGTTCGATTGTCTTGTCTATCAGTCCACCCATTTCCTTGGTGTTCATGGTGGATGATCCGAAGAAGCATTTGTACACATAGAACCTCTGTCCCATGTACATGCGGTCATCGATTACTTTGACCACTCTGAATACACGCTTCAGTCCTTCCTCTGCTTCAGGCAGCGACATGATGTACTCACATTTAACTCCGGCTTCTTCAATCAGCTGGCAGTACAGTTCGATATCTCCGGCACGGTTTCCGTCTTCCTTCATACAAATCTGACCGATAAGTTCCCACAGGAGCGCATTCTGCTGTCCTGTACGCTTCTTTGATGATTTGGTGATAGAGAGTTCATAATCACCGCTCTTCAGCTTCTCAAGGTTCTCCAGTGCGTTCCTGGAACACTTGAATGTAAGCATTGCTTCACCAGTGAATTCCTTGAAGGCTGTCTTCAATCCTTTTGCTGATATCTTCATAGGTAATTCTTTTTATAGCGTTTCAGCCACATCTCTCTTGTGTGTATCCGCTCATATGCAATCTGACATTTCTGCTTCAGCGTGTACTGGAACTGCGCTCCTTCTGCCGTGCTGTGCAGTTTCATATGTGCTTCGTGCGATAACCAAATCCAACATCCATCCTCCTCGGCTTTCTTCTTGTAGGGACCATTCATGATGTGATGGAAGTCACAGTGCATGGGACTGCCGGAGAGGAAGTCAATTTCTTCCCCATCCGGCACATCCCCTTGCAACAAGGAGGGAATATTGGTGTGTCTGTACTTGTATTTCATTTCTGCTTTGCCTTCAGCGCAGAGTCCATGCACTTGACCACTCTGTCCAGTTCTTCAGGCTTCAGCTTTCCAGGGTCTGTTGTTCCGACCTTTGCATTCTCACAAAGCCACTTCACAAAAGCATCAGCATGGATATCTACACCGATTTTTGTCAGTTTCCCTTTCAGTTCCTGGAACTTGAGAATCAGTTCTGAGACATCCGGCTGCTTGGTTTTCGGTTTAGGCTGTTCATTTTTCTGTTCCTTTGTCTGTTCGACATATTCATCCGTATCGGCATCCTTCACATCATCGAGGAGGAACAGTCCGTTCAGTGCGTACTTCCTTGCGTAGGAAGATGCCGCTCCAGTGATCTGTGAGGAGTCCATGCCTTTTCTGTCCAAAGTTTCCCTTGCGTGGGCAGTGCATGCG